TGGGTCTCCTATTACACAGTTCCTACAACTTCACTGAAGGAAACTCCAGTTCTTGTAGCAACAAATGTTAGACCAATGAAGTTGATTGATCTTGCTGGTTTCACAAAGATGTCAGCAAGGAACTCATTACGATCAATAACATCTGGTGTGTTGTTTGTCTCATCACAAACGAGTAAGAAGTCTTGAATACCTCTCTTCGCTTGAACATCCCTTAGGAATGGTTCGACAATGTTGATGAAGTTTGATCTTGTACCTGCATCGTTGAGTTCAAATAGAACTGATTTTGCAGCGTTCTCGATTGCTTGCTCGATTGTGATAAACAGTCTTCTTACGTTGATTCTGTCAAATGCAGATTCAAATGAAAGACCTGTCTTGTCTCCAAACAAGATGATACCGTCGCCTGGTTTCGATGTGATAGGGTTGATTCTATTTGAATAGAGTTGATCCCTTGCATCTTGACCAGGATTGAATGCTAGTTTGATAGCAAAGTTCAATCCACCTCTGGTTGTACCTGCTGGTGAGAACCATGGGAAGAAGTCTCTGTCTGTTCTTACCATGCAACCTGCTACATCAGATGATGCTGGCATGTAAACAAACTTCTTATTGAACCTGTCATACACATACTGATATCCAGAATCGAACACCACGTATGATGATGAAGTTAGAGGTCCAAAGAATGACAGAACATTAGTCAACTGAGTTGATGAGTCTGTAACATTCACAACAGATCCTCTGTTAGGTGAAATAACTGCTACACAGTCCTTTCTACCTTCTGCTAATTGTATTAATTTATTTGCTTTTGCTTGCTCCTCTTCTTTTGACTTAGAAGCACAACCTTGTAGTAGGAACCTTATATCACTATCCACTGGATCAGCAAACTTGTCGTAAGATGTAAGAATGTCACCTAATGGTGCATCATAAACTCCAACTCCAGTGTAATCTAGTCCACCTACTAATGGATAACCTTGGTTACCGATAGAACTGAACTTGATGTTCTTGGCATCTTGACCCCATGACCCTTCAGCAGATGTAATGGATGTGAATCCAGTTGTAAATCCACCTGGTAGTACGAGTGTACCGTGATGTGCATCGTCTGCTGCTGTAACATGCTGTCCAGAGAAAATATACTCTGAATTGTTTGCTAGGTAATCTTTGTAGTAGATTCCCTCGTTACCAGATGCTACTCCGTCTTTGGCTTTGGATAAGTTTGGAAACTTCTCCAGAACTGATCCGACATCTCCAGTGACTCCACCGCCAGCGTCAACAATAACAACGTGCAGAGCATCGTTTGTTCCATCTCTATTGGATACATAATTATTTGTTTTTGGTTTGTTGAGTACAGATCTCCATGTGACTGTAGCAAAATCAGTACCACCGTCTTTCACACTTGTTAGTATGTTTTGACTGTTGTACCAATCAGCAGAAGTAATTGTTGAACTCTTACCTACAGTTGTTCCAGTGTTGTTCACGATGTTGAGCATCGTGCCTGTCTTGAATTCAAACTGTGAGTTCTGAGTATACTCTACTAATGTTTCTGTACCATCTATTACTGTGCTTACTACCTTGACATCAAGAGTTGTTGCAGTTTTACCTGTGACTACACCTTTCAAGATACCAGTTGCTGCAGTGACAGTACCAACACCGATTGTGTTTCCTGTCAAGAACTGTGTAACAGCAAATCCAACCTTAGTAGCAGCGATAGTTCCTGTCTCTAATGTTGGTGTGACGATCTGATCAGCAGCGTTGTCGATGATCGCTACCTTTACGTTTTCTGACCAGTTACCTGGATTTTTTGCAGAGAAATACCATGTAGTATCATCTGCCTGATTGTTGTTGTAATCTTCTAATCCTTCAAGAAGAAGAGTAATACTTGCTGAACCAACAGCAGCGTTTGCTGTATTGAGATCACCACCTACACACCTTACTATGTCTAACTTACCACCATATGATAAGAAATTGGATGCTGCATACCACGTTTCATAGTGATAGTCGGTGGTACCCACGCCTGGTTTACCAAATATTTCAACTAATTCATTTTCATTGTTTACTCTAGTGATCTCGTTACAAGGTCCCTTTGCAAAGGGAGCGGCTAAACCACCTACAACATTCAGAGTGAAATCCACTCCTCCTCTTGTGAGGTCAACCTCTCTAACGGAAATCCCTGGAGATGCAAGTCTTAATGCCATTCTAACTCCCTATGGGTCCTACTTTTAGACTGAAATTATTTATAAAATTGAGTGTCTATCCATTGATCTGGTATATATCCAAAGGTATTTTCAAACTCTTTATACACCCAGTGCATACTATTGGAAGCATATTTCAATGCCTCTTCATCAATCTCACACCACTGTGAGTACATCTCATTCTTCATATGAGAGAGGTCAATTATATTATTATAAGTTGGTGTTATACGATAATCTAAAAAATCAGATAGAGGTTGTGTATCTCCTGAATAGAACTGCTCGCTTATGATTACTTTTACTCTTTCCTCTCCCCACACTCTCACATATCTTTTGTATTTTTCAGAGTAACTGAGATTAGGATCATCATAATAATTCTTGATAATTGATTGAGGTGTGCCACCCTCACACTTAGATCTTCTATTACTATATGACCACAATCTACTAATCGGGTCTCTAAGTATCATGACCACCTTGATGTCAAAATACTTTAGTAATTCATCCTTGATTGATAGCATGAAACTCTCACTCAGTTGCTGCTCTGCATTTGAGAAATCTAAAACTGATTCATACTCATCCTTTACATCCTCCCACAAGTTCAGATAATAATCTATGTACTTACTTATGTCTGGTTTTCTATGATCAAAGGAGTGATTAGTTTTGAAAAGTTGATCAGGTAGAACCCATGGTCTAGGCATACCCTTTCCATATTTTGATTTACTCTTATGAAGTTTTCCACGATCCTTGTATATCTCTGGTGATTGTATGTGTAAAAGATATTGACTTTCTTTTACACCTCCACCATGCCCATACTTATTACTCCATAGTGTATAGAATAATGAGGTAGTCCCTGAAGCAGGGTAACTCGCATTCAATAAAAGTTTACACATATTTTCTTACAGACACACCATTCACATCTGAGTAGTTTAGATCTGGTTGTAAAGATTTCAAAGCATCAGTTCCCCATCTTCCAGAATCAATTTGCATGAATTTTATATTATGTTCCTTTGCTATCTGCTTACAGTGCTCAACATCTTTTTGATTGTAATTGAAAACTATGTACTGCCATGTGGTAGGCACACCAAACGATGCACACTTCAACATAATATCAAATAATTTTTCTCCGTCTTGATTGACTCTATACTTATTACTATCTTTAGGTAGACCATCTATAGCAAATACCCACTCAATATTTTTACCTCTTGACATAACAAAAGATCTAGACCACCACATCTTTGGTCTTGCTGCTACAGCAGTATGGATAACAACTTTTCTATTCTTCTTCAAACATATGTCAAGTAGTTTGTGAAAATTGGGATGAAGCACAGGGTCAGATACTTGACCACAAAAAGTTATTGCTTGGAAAAAATTTGATATCTTTTCCATGTCTGACTCAGTTAGATCAGAACCAGGTATTTGTTTGAACTTATCTCTAGCACAACCAGGACATCTATTTGTACATCTATTAGATAAATCTAAGTTGATTCCGTACATGATCCACAATAATGATGACAAACATGAGGAGCACTTTCTGGATCATTCTTTATGATATCAAAGAAAGACTGCCATTCATCTGATGATATTATATCACTTATCTTATCCACATTCTCTACCTTGAATTTTTCTTGAACAAGGTCAGGTATCAATTCCATATTCTCATGATCCATCCAACAACATGGTAGAAGGTATCCTGTTGCACTCCAACCAAAGAAACCCCACTTATCAAGACACTTAGGTTCAATCATTATAAAACCTGTATTACTCCATTGCAATCGGGTATATCTTGCATTATTTTAGATTCAATACCTTGCTTAAGTGTCATTGCACTCATTGCACAACTTGTACAAGCACCACCTAATCGAACCTTTACATAGTTCGTTCCTTCTTCAATCTCTACAAATTGTACAAATCCTCCATCTGCTTCAATGTAAGGAGCAATTTCTGATAGAGATTTAGTTACATTACTTTCATTTAAGTCCATTAATTATAATCCCACATGTAAGATCTGTCACCATACTCATCTGCCTTCTTCCATCTCTCTCCATCACTATCTTCAAATTCATCGTCCCATAAACCATCACTTACAAAACCAAACGGTGCCATGTCTTGTTCTATGGCATTCTTCTGCTCTTCGTATATACGTTTCCTTACATCTTGGTCTGTCATCTCCTTGAAGTAGTCCTGTGCCACCAACCATGAGAATATAACTAAACACATAGCAAGGTCATCATTACATCCTTCCTCTGCCTCAAACGATTGCTTTTTCTGTATAAACGTAGTCAACTCAGCAATAATATTGTAGTCACAAAATATAAGTTTGTCCTCCTCTATCAGTGTTTTCAAGTTAGAACAACCAACCTTCTTGGTAGTTGTGCTCATCTTGACACCTAACTGTGTTTTGACACCAGAGAATCCTGATCCAACTATCTGACCTGCTCTACCTCTCATAGCAACCATAAGTAAATTCTCATACTCTAAGTCATAGAATAATATAGATGCTACTTGATCACCTATATCATTTACCTCACATAAAACGTATGCGTTGTTATATGCTTTTGCTACATCATATATGATAGATGGGAACAACATAGGTTTGACTTCATTATCTCTATACGTGGC